TATCAAAGGGAAAAATAAGATTAAATTAATATTGAACTAGTCAGGAACTAATATTGTCTAAGCCTTGATAGCCAAGGAATGGCAAACAGTATGAAAAACATACTGACAGACAGCAGAAAGGTTTAGCAAACTGAGTACGAGAGTCATCAACCAGATAGAGGCAGGCCGACCGATACCAAGACTGGCCAAGTGAACCTGATACGAATCAGACCGACTCACTTACTAAGAACAAACTTAGTTGCTCTCTATAGAGTTGTTAGTCATAAGGCCACAAGGGTGGCTTTATCAATACCAACTTACTTAAACCAATACAAGGGACATAGCATGGATAATTACAGCGGAATAAAAACAGACTTCAGCAACATAGATGAGATTATCAGTGACGACAATCACCCAGTTCGCAGGCTATACCGATCATATTTAAACGGTGATTACACTGATCGAGCCTATGACAAATGGAATCTTGAATGGTCTTGGATCTCTGAAGACAAAAAGAAAAGTACATTTCATAGGCAGGCTAGACGATTTGTGATCTCATCATTTGTTGAATATAACTCTACTGATTACGAGTTAAGTCATGGTCAGGTACAACGGTGGCTAGTCAAGAATATAGATGCCGACAAGCTTGAGAAGTTAAACGATGTCCTGATCAAGGATGTTATTGAATTGATGGAAGACAGAGAGGTAAACGCATGAACACTAAACCTGATGTTCTAGCTATTGCCATCCTATTGTGGGTGGCAGTAACAGTGGTTTATCTTGTAATCACTAATCTATTCTAGCTGATGAGTACTGGTTGGTAACCAGTCGAAACGCGATGAGGTCGCGTCCTAGATAACTAATCAACAATAAGGAATACAGCATGGACTACATTCATAGCGTCAAATTAGTGGTAGCAAATATTCAAGATCAACTAAAGGATGATCTGTCTTATCAATACAGTATCGAAAATAACGATATCGCAAACATGATGATCGTTCTTAAAGCTTACGATTTGCCGCACTCGTTAAAGGCGGCTAACCGGCAGTTAAAATATCATGACAGTGATGTTTATTTAGCCTTTAAGGAGGGCATAGCAAACGATGATCTACCGTTAAATATTGTCTGGGAAAGACCCTACAATGTGCCTGTTGATTGGTCGATAAACGATGAAATATTTCAAGCTAATGCTGAAATTCAAAAGCATGTAAGTAAAATTCTAACTGATGAGGCCTGATAGTTACTGGCCGAAACGCGCTGAAGTAGCGCGTCTTAGAAAACTAATTAAAATTAAATGGAATAAAAACCAATCTCGGTTGTCTAGATAACAGACGGCTTATTTTTTCAATTAAACCAAGGAACTAACATGGACTTAATTAACCAAGATCAAAACAATCTTAACAGCAGGGCATGTAACGCCTTTATGTTATTGACTGTAAGCGTGGCAGTTTACGATGGCATAGCCAAGCTAACAGAGGCGGCACAACGTGCTGAGAAAGAGGCAGGGGCTGATGATACTGGCGCGAGAATGTATATCAATGCGCTTGGCGCTCATCATGGCGAACTCAAAATAGTCATGGGCAAATTTAAAAAAGTACGCACTTATTTATATCAAGTCACCCTCACATTTTCTCAGGCTGAGGAGGGTATGCAAAAGCGCGGAAAGCGTATAGCGCCAGTGGTGCGAATACCTGAGATTCTAAGCCACTTAAACATACTTAAGAATGAAGCATATGCCGCACTAGATGATCTGCTACCGCAATGGGATCACCTTTGTAGTATCGCTCAGTCTAGATCAGGTCGATTCGGTGATGAGGTAAAATATCCTAGCGCCTATGAAGTGCGCGAAAAATTCAAGATATGTATATCAATCCCTGAGTGCATTAGCCCAGTGGATATGGATCGCTTCGGTTCATTGCCTGTCTCACTGGCAAATGACATTGCTAAAGCATCGAACGACCAACTAACAAATCAGCTAGAATCAGCCAAAACTGAGGCGATGAAAGCCGCTAAGAATCACATGGACGTTGTATTTAAGCAGTTAAACGAGGGAAAGCGACTCTCTGAAACACTGGTATCACTCTCAGCACTGCACAGTAAAATGCTACGCGATCTAGTCAATGGTTATGATAACGATCCGCGAATCATTGCAATGGCAGACCGCATTGATTCTGAGATTGCCAACCAATCGGTGGATGTATGGAAAAATAGCGCTCATGCGCGGTTTAAATCTATGGATGCGGCAAAAGTAATCAGCAAGGGACTAGGGGCAATGGCTGAGAAAGTTACCCCTGCTCAAATTCAATCAACTAACCAATCACTAGCAGGCGGCCTATTGGCTGACTTGTTAGATTAACTATTAACTAATTAAAGGAACATTATCATGGCACATCAAATCGTAAACTTAGAAACACTTACTGACATTTTACCGATTGTTTATTCGGCTGATGTTATCCAACCAATTGTAGTAATTGGTATGACTGGGGGCGGGAAATCACAATTCTGCAAAACCGTTATGCGCAAAGCATTTGCCGAATCTAAAGGCCTTACCGCTGATGATATCGGGTTTATAACTGAGCGTATGGCAGGGCGTGACGCAGAGGTATTTTCAGGGGCATCATTGCCTTTCAAGGGTGAAGATGGATCACTAGCAATGCAGTCCACCAAGCCGCCTTTGATCTTGGCAATCGAGAGACTAGGCACCAAGTACACAATGGTTTTATTAGATGAATTACTGCAAGCAAATGCCGACTGTCAAAAAGTTTGCTCCGATATGTTAGACCCTGATGAGCATTCAATTGGCGGGTGGGCATTGCCTAAAGGGACTATTGTTGTGGCTACTGGAAATCGAACTAAAGATAAATCTGGCGCGAATCGCTTACTTGCTCACCTGACTGACCGCGTGGCTATGTTTGAATTAAAATTTAGCATTGATACATGGGCTGAATGGGCGTATGCCAATGGCGTCAATCCTATAGTGATTGAATGCGCTAAAGCTTATTCTGATGAGGGGTTTTTCGCTGATTCTGTGCCTGCTACTGATGAGCAATACTGCTCACCTCGATCATTGACTAGAGCCTCTAGCCACCTGAATGCGTTCTTTAAGATGAAAGGAAATGACGCTTACCTTGACGGCACGATCAGAGCATTGATCGCGGCTAACATTGGTGATGGTGCTACCACCATGCTGTTTCAGTATGCAGAGATCAGAGATCAGGTGCCAACTGAGGCAGACATTCAGCGCAACCCTGAGACTGCACTTGTACCTGACATAACTGGGCATCAAATGATTGCAGGGCATAACGCGATTGCTTCAGCAACTGATGGCGACAGCATAGGGCAGGCATTCAGATACATCTTGCGATTGCGTACTGACTTGCAAGTGTCAATGAATGTCAGACTGCTAAAGATCGCAGGCAATAATGGATGGGTATCTAACGAGCCATTGGTCAATCAATTCTTGGCTAAATATCATGATTTAATTACTTTGGGAGTATCCTAATATGAGCAAGTTAAGAGCAAGACAGTTATTCACCAATGACCACCCTGAGCAGGCTAATTCTAAGCCGTATGTTAAGGCCTTGATTATTTTGCAGGCCAAGGCCCAAGTTTACTATTCGATCCTTGCTAACACTGATGTGATCTGGACTGATGCCATAGCAACTGGCGCTACTGATGGTGTTTATGTATATCTCAACAAGGATTTTTTCAGAGGCCTTGCAAGCGATTCTCAGCGTGCATTCTTACTCGCGCATGAAGTGTCGCATATTGTTTTGCGTCACCCTCAGAGGGGCAAGGCATTCATGGATCGAGGGTATTTTAGACAGATCGGCTCAGAGCAGATCGGCTATGACGCTGGGCTATTCAATCAAGCGGCTGATTATGTGATCAATGCTGACTTAGTTAAGCATGATCTGGAATTTATTCCTGATGGCTTGTTAGATGCTGACATTGATCGGAATCAGCTAGTTGATGATGTCTATATGAAACTAGTTAAGTCTCAATACGAGCAACCTAAGCAAAAACCAACTAAGGAAAATAACGATGACAGTGATGATGATAACAAGGATGGTGCTGAGGGTAATTCTAAGGGTGATAATTCGAGTACTACTAGTGGTAACAGATCATCTGATGACACTAATGATCAAGATCAAAACGAGACAGATCAAGACCATACTGATGAAGATAGTGATCAGGGTGGTGACTCTGACATGTCTAATGATCCAATGGAGGACTCAACTACTGAGGGCATAGACACTCATCTAGTGCCACAGTATGACGGCACAGAGGACGAGCAGGAAGCCGCTCAGAGGGAAGATACTGACCGCATAGCTGATGCTGTGGATCAAGCTATTGATCAAGTACAGGCTAGTCGTGATCGCGGTGAGCATAATCAACCTGAGATAGCTGATGGTTTGATGGGTGCATCAAGACGTAATGGCGGCACCGCCTCAACAACTGACTGGAGGGCTGAGTTAGCTGATCGCGTAACAAGGGTATCAGCAGGGCAGGAATCAACATGGTCTCGCATCAATCGTAGACGATACATCAACACTGGCGTGATATCGCCTAGTCGTATCGGGTCGTTCAATCGCATGGTAAAAACTATGGATACAAGCTATTCAGTACAGCAGTATAGCGATAGGGTAGACGCATTCATGACTGAGGCGGCATCCCTCATGGATACCTTGGCACCCAGTTCGGGCAGTATGCTAATCCAATGCGGTCATTATGTCACTCAGGTCGATGAGGTTATGTCTGGCGATGAATTGCTTGATATTAACATTGTCGAGGGCGGTGGTACCTACATGGCATCAAGTGTTGAGTGGCTTGAAGAGAACGGCATCGAACATGACATTCACCTTATCTTTACTGATGGTGAGATGGGGGCTGATGATTACCGCATCTGTGCTGAGTCTGGAGCGATCCTTGTGTTAGTGGTAATGCCTGATCACTACTACCGCAGGAATCTTATTGATTCAGGCATCGACTACATACTGGCTAACGATGATCCGTTAGCCGCTTAACCTATTGCTGTGTTTTGTGCGCCTGTAGTGCCAACAGAACACAGCAATAGGCCATTACTATTAACTTGTTAAGGAAAAGAATCATGGATAAATATTTTAAAACGCTAGACGCAACGCGCCATTTATTTGGAATCAATTGCGTATCAAAGGGTCAAAGATACATCGACACTGCCAAGTTGATTAAGGCAATGAAGTCGGCATTAAGGCGGCATCATGACATTGGTGCTGAGGCCAGTTACATAATCAATACTTACTTAAACGATGATAGTATGCAAGGAGGGTTAAAATGAAGAGCGTTAAACTTAGAGGCCGAAAGATTGTGGCTAGTTGCCGATACTGTGGCAGTGATGATGTTCAGTTAGATCGGTCACCAGTGTGGCAAGATGGCGAGTGGATGATTCCAAACATTGTGACTTACTCGAATTCGATCCTGCAATATGACGGTAACAATTCAGTAAAAACACAGTATGGCCGAGCATCTTGTTTAGCCTGCAAAGGAGACACTTCCGTTGATTTTAAGTTGTTAACAGAAGCAACGCCTTCGATGGAAAACCGTTTTACTTACCATGTTGAGGTGATGGAGCGAATCTCAAACGATAAAGATGATGGTTATGATTGCGTGTTTTTTAAGCGAGAATTTGATTCAATGAGGGAAGTTGAGCAAAGTCTAGGCGATCAGATGGTCAATAGGCATTGTGAGGTTAAGATTAAAAAAGTAATCAAAGAAGAGTATTTATTATAAGTTACCAAAGACGCAAGGAGTCTATTATGGAAATAGCATACCAAGTGATCATGGGCGTATTATTAACGTCCTTTATGGCGGCAACAATAATGCATATGTTTTATACAATCAAAGACGGAGGGTCAAATGAATCAAGAAATAAGATCGACAGATATAATATGGGCGAGCAATCAGTATCTTTTAATTCCATTTCCAGACTGGGGAAATGATTTTGAAGAGTGGGACGCAGATAAAGTTATCACCCACATTGATAACAACAAGGTAGGAGTTTTGGAAGATGCTGACAACAGGGAGATAGCCCGACTCATATTGCAGACGGCTGTTAACTTTAGGGAGTCAGTGAGAATTGAGGCCAGAGATATACTTCAAAAACTATCCGATGTTCTTAATGCAGTTTAACCCTTTTGCCCCATCCTTCTTAATCGAGGGATGGGGCTTTTTTAGTTTAGTTCGTTAATCGCTTTTTCTGTTTGGTAGTATTCTTTTTCAGCTTTTTCTAGCTGATGATTCTCGTCCTCAGTCCATGAGGATTCCGAGTTTTTCCCAAAAATTTTATCCCACGCTTCATCAAACCTGACCTTATCTGTAGGTCTTTGTTTTGAACCTTTACTCATAATATTTAACCTGTTAAACAAAGAAATACCACCCCGGTAGCTCCCTTGCTCTTAATATGTTAATTAGAAAGAAAATCTAAAGCTCTTCGGAAAGTCTTGAGCTTTTCCTTATCGGTTATATTTAAGTCGTCAACAATAATGTCAAAGACAATCTTTTCCGCCTCAATTCCAAAATTATTCTTTATTTTACGCATAGTCCTAGAGAATATTAAAAGGCCATTGGTGTACTTGTCACCCGATCCACCACCAAACGAACCCATCATTGAGGGCGTTTTAACAAAAATATTAGCCTGAGTAGCTTGTTTTAGAATCCATTCGGCTGTGGAGTGTTGCTGTAAATCTATTTTTTTAGACAACAATAACCGATCTATATATAACTGATCGGTCACCTTAACCCTAAGAAATGCGCCATCTCCCTGCTCTAAAGCAGTTCTATGGCGTTGGTGTAATTCCCTAGTGCCTGTCTCGTTTACCTGTATATCAGAAATCCCAGTCATCGCCTGTTTCATGCCAGTCATTAGGTCGCCCCTTGCCCATAGTAGGTTCAAAATCTCCATAGGAAATATCTGAATATCTCCCTGTCGGTATGTCATAGTCCAAGTTAATAGTACCAGTGGTTCCTACCCATTTGAAGCGACACTTCCAACAATGAATTTCAACATTCTTGTCCTTGTCTAGATGCACAGTGATGCCCAAGTCAGCCTTAGCAAAGAAAGCGGCTGATCCTGAGATGTTCATTCCTTTGGGTACTGGCGTTGATCCGTCTTGATTAGTCATCATCTTGGCAGGGTGAGCGATAAACCAAATGTGTACGTCATGCGCTCTGGCAAAGGTAACAAGGCGAGTTAACATTTCATTGATACCTTGATGCTCGTTACTTACCTCACTGCTCTGTTGAATGTAATTGTAAGGATCAATAACTAATCCGCGAACACCTAGCCGCATGACTGCCTGCTTTGCTCTATCTAAAATGCTGTCGATGGTAGCTGACTCACCCCCACGCTGTTCAAGGAACAAGAAATGCTCAGACACCCATTTCAAGGCATCGGTTTTTTCCTCCCCACTCATGCGATCAGTCTTCCCCTGAAAGAATGGTTTACCTACATACTTTTCACTTAACTTTGCAATGTGCAATGGTGGTGGGTTTTCAAAACTTGCAATGGCAAACTTCCAACCCTCCCTGCTTGCCAAGTTAACCATAAGCTGATCAATAAATTCAGATTTACCAGAACCCGGGATGCCTGTCACTATACTTAACTGGCCCTGAACAACGGTAAACAACCCGTCAACACTTGCAAGCCCTGTAGATGCACCGCCAACAATACCTTCTTTATAAAGATGCTCAATGTCATTGGTGTAATCATCTGCTGAGTAAACACCTTCAAGCGGAACAGGTTTGGCGTTATCAATTAGCTTTCTAAGATACTCTGTGCCGTGATGCTTCAGTACATCGTTACAATCCTTGCACCCCTCTGGGTATTCAATCGTCCAACACTTAGCCCTTCCTATGCGTCTAGCAAGTTCCTCACTAAGCGCAAGCCCTGCTTCATCGAAGTCAGTTGCAAGAATAATTCTATCGGCTTTCTCTAGCTTGTCTCTGGCCGTCCAGACATAGGCAAACTTATTATCCTCCTCTGGGTTTACCTTTCGGTTGCTTACCTTTTGTGGCGCACCGTTGGGAACACTGACAACATTCTGTATCCCTGCTGAGGCGCAAGCTAATAGGTCGCTTTCCCCTTCAACAAAGATAATATCCTTTGCGTCATCTTTTACCTGATCAATACCCCAAAGGGTTCTTGCCGCACCATCTTGAGTAAAATGCTTACCCTGAATTGACCTCCACTTAACTGCTTCACGATCACCATAAACAAATCCAATTGCATCCATCTCACCAGAACCGTTGAAATATTTTCTCCCAGATACTACTGGATAACTTGTTACAGATAAGGGGTCGATTGACCTGCTGAGTAAATAATTATTAATAAGTTCTTGGTCTGATGTGCTTGGCACTGATATAGCCCTCACTTTTTGCGGTTGGACTTGCTTTGTTATGGATGGCCTGTTGTATCTTCCTGATAGGCCGCAATGGTGACATTGGTATAAACAATCCGAACCATCTATGGTTACGCTTAGAGTTTTTACGTTTTTCTTTTTTCGCTCATCTGAGCATTCTGGGCATTGAACCCGACAATCATCGTGGATATTTGAGAAAAAATACCCAAGGTCTAGATCATTCATATTTGCACTCCACTGAAATATGTGATTATAATATCTTCCGTTAGGAAGATTCCTGTTTGAAACATAATCCTAATACTTAGGAATATTCCTGTTACTTGGAATATTCCTAGCAGAATTAGTCATCCTTAAATCCTTCTTTTATCTCATCTATAATATCGTTTATCATCCTTTGTTTTCTTACGCCCCCAACTCTTAACGCCTCAATAACATCCTCTCTTATTTTTATGTGATTCAATCCAACGTGTCCACAAACAATCTCATGTTCGCTTGAAATAAAATAATTGGCCGCATCAAAACTTACTTCCTTACTGCTGTCGTAAGTGTCTTTCAATGCTTGCACGATCATCCTGCGACATAACAATAATAGTTGATCTTGGCGATTCTCTATCGAGCGCCCAAAAGAGGTGCTTTTCTTTGACTTGTCTATCGTTTCCATAAATCTTTCCTTGCATACAGTCTAAAATTACAGATTCATCGAGATCAGGTCTTCTTGAGGCGTAGTAAATCTTAATTACTACGGCCAGATCACCCTCTAATAATTCGGGAAGTGTCTGGCATTGTTGATCAAAAAGTTTAACATAATCTCTAGCCTTTTTGCTCTTTATAAAAGCAGGCCTTCCCCGAATGGTTACAAGTTGTCTTGAGTTAGCTTTACTAGCAGGCTCACCATGTATTACAAAATTAACTGTTGTCATATTACTTTTCCCGTTGTAAGATGTCTACCACTATATACTATTTACTTAACTTTACCAACTATAGGAACACTACTGTGAGCAAAATAGGTAGCTACTTAATCGAAGCAGAAGAGAACGGAGAACTTAGATATGACGAAAGAAATCAGCGATACGTTAAACCCAAAGACTTTGGTTTTGGAGGACAACATTCCTCTGCCGAAAGACCGAAGAGGGATAGGCGAAAAACTTCCCTCAGAGATGAAAGAGTTGATGAGTAGTATGAAGATAGGTCAAAGCTTTTTTATAGAGACTACTGTTGAAGATCAGAAGTCTAAGATCGGGGCTGTTAGGGCATCAATCTCTAGATACATGAACTCGGTCAATACCCCTATAGCAGGGAATTGGTTGTTTTCTGTTAGGCAAGAGAACGAACCATTCCGTGTTGGCATAAGAGTTTTTAGGATGGAAGATAGGGTCGATTCATGAAGATAACTAATAACTTTAATCTACCAGACGTTGTTGTCTCTGCGTTAACGCAGGATGATTACACTAAGGGTAAATCTAACAGGTCTGTTACACAGCTTATTGATTCACCACAGGTGGCTGTACTTGCAAGAGAGAATGCTGATGACATCGAGCAAGATGCCGTTGACTTTCTTTGGTCTAGATTTGGAACCTCAGTGCATACCATGTTTGAGAGAGCCGCTGAGTCTGCGGAAAAGGTTATTAGTGAGCAAAGAATGTTTGCTGAGGTTCTGGGTTGGACTATCTCTGGTGCTGTTGACTTGCAGGAGTTGGTTACTGGTGGGCGTATTGTTAGTGACTACAAGGTGACTTCCGTATGGTCAGTTATCTTTGCCAAGCAAGAGTGGCATAACCAACTTAATTGTTACGCTTGGTTGATTAGAAAGTCTCAGAATACTGCTGTTAAGCAGTTAAGGGTAATAGCAATCATACGGGACTGGCAACGCAGGCGAGCAAGTGAAGACTCTACCTACCCTCAATCACCGATAAAGATTATTGAGATTCCTTTGTGGACTGACGAGGAACAGGATAGTTATGTCGAGGAAAGAGTCAGACTTCATCAAGAGGCTGAGTTCAAACGACTGACTGGCGATGAGATAGAGCAGTGTACGCAGGCAGAGACATGGAAAAAGGATGACAGTTATGCTGTTATAAAAAAGGGGAGAAAGAGAGCCGTAAGAGTTTTAGGTTCTCAGCAAGAAGCTGATGACTTCATAGCAGATATATCTGTTGAAGCTGAGAAGCATCATGTTGATGTTAGAAAGGGTGAGGCAACCAGATGTATTCAGAACTGGTGTCGAGTCAGTAAGTGGTGTCCTCAATTTGCAAGGGAGAAGTTCGCATGATGGGCAGTGATAAAGAAACATATTTGAAGATGGTAGCAATATGGTCTATTACCAACATACCAGATTTAAAGGTGTCGTTAATCGGGGATAGCTTTAAGGTAACGTGCAAGTTTGGATTTATTGTAAACATGGATGCAAAGTTATTTTATCAAATAGAACCTCTAGAAGTTGTTCAGTTAATAGAGAAATCGTTCACTAAACAATTTGGGGTAGATGGTTCAAAGTACAGAAACACATTTCGAGGATTTAAAAAGAATCCATTTTCAAGTCAAAACTAGGAGTGCGACATGCCAAAGAAAGAACAATACCCAGAGATAACGTATGGGGCTATCTGGAAAAACCTGTCTGAAGTTGATTGCTCAAAGAACGCTAAGAGCAAGAACGGACTGACTTACCTTGCTTGGAACGAAGCTTGGGCTTTACTCATGGAAAATTATCCAGAGTCTACCTTTGCGTACCTTGATAACGAGGTGTATGCGGATGGATCAGTATCAGTTGTCTGTCAGGTTGAGATACATGGTCTTACTAGGCGAATGTGGTTGCCTGTTATGAACTATGCAAATAAGACGATACCCAACCCTTCATCTAGGGATATTTCCGATAACAAGATGCGTTGTTTGGTCAAGACCATTGGACTTTTCGGTTTGGGATTCCATATATATCGTGGACAAACTCAGCCTGAAGATATGTTTGAGGATGACTCCTCACAACAAGTTAAGGCTAACAGTACAACAGGTACACAAAACACAGCAGTAGGTCATAAAAAGACCAACAAGAAGTCAGTTAATGTAACAGGCAAGGTAGCAGAAGGGGTCAAGAAGGAAGCCCAAGATAAGTCTGATGCAGAGTTTTATCTGTCATGGACTGATGATGATGCCCAAGTATGGGTTGATAAGATGTTTGAGGTGGCTGAGAAGTTTGCGGAATCACCTAATGGCGCAAGAAGCCAGTGGCAAGCGAACAAGAAAACGATTGATCACTTAACCACTAATCACCCCAAGGCGTATGCCTCACTGAAAGAAAAATTCACTAATCTTAGCAATAAGCTAAAAACCCAAGAAGGAAATAACGATGAATAAGCAATATCCGAAAGGCGAAGGCGCAATGTTTGCAAACCAAAAGCAAAACGAAAAGCAACCAGATTGGAGGGGTAATATAGAGGTCACCTCTGCTCAGTTGCGAGAGTTGCTTGATATGGCAAAAGCTAACCAAGCTAACCCTGTCCCTGATTTTAAATTAAAAATGCAAGTAGCGTCATGGAACAGAATTGCCAAGAACACTGGGGCAGAGTATATGTATCTTAGCACTGAGGTTTATAATCCTGAAGTTGCTCCTGCACCTACTCCCCCTCCGGCTCCTGCACCAGAGCAGTTTGATGAAGATATCCCTTTCTAATGAAGTTTGAACTGAAAGAGAACAGCGGAGTGGTAGAGATTCTTCTACCGCTTTGCAATCTTTTCCCCGAAAGAAGCTTGGAGTTAATGAACCTGTGCCTTAAGTCAAAACGAGGCGTTCATGTTGAGGTTAAGTCAGTCGGGAAGTCTAGAACATCTATGCAAGAAAGGTATTACAGGAAGTGGTGCGGTGAGTTCGCTAAGTTTGTGGGCATGACGCATGACGAAATGCACGAAGAATTATTGTGTCGGGCGTTTGGAAGCGAGAGTGTTGGGACATCTATGGGTGAAGTAAGAAGACCGCTTAAAAGAAGTTCTGAAGTTGGAGTTGTAGAATATTCCTCTCTCATTGAGATGTTAATATTTACAGCGGCTGAACTAGATTTCCACGTTCCCCCTGCGGAAAGGATGATAGTAAATGAAAAATAAACAAAAATTGCTTGATCGTCATGTGCATTTTGAGGACTCAATTGAGTTATCCAAGGTGTTATTAAATTTATCGAAGGATACTAGTGGTCATCTTCATTATTATCTTGTGGAGTCTTCTGAGCATATAGAATCTATGTGGGAAGCATACTCTGAATTAGTATCGTTTATGAATCAGGTGATTGATGAGCAAGATAAAGATTAAAGGCTTGGAGAGATAAATGTTAATCAGGTTAAGCAAGCAAGACCTACATAACTGCGAGATGATGGGTGCAGATACGGTTAAGTTGTGTGAGATGCAGGGATTTAAACCAAGATTACACAATAATAATCAATCAAGGGTTGAGGCTAATATTTACGGATTTAAAGCGGAGTTCGCAGTTGCTAGATTGTTTAACCTAGACTTGCCTACCGTTAATGTCCTTACTGATGGGGGCGTTGACCTCTGGTTTGATGACATAACAATTGATGTTAAATTTAACAATGCTGAGTACGGAAAGTTGATATTCGACACTATGGATAAGTTTAAGTCTAACATTGCTGTATTAGTGGGTAAGACACCCGACCCTAGCATTATGAGAATAAACGGTTGGATGGACAGAAAAACATTCGGAGATAAAAGTCAGGCTGTTGATTTTGGGTATGGCGACAGGTTGTTTATGAACCATGATGAGATGTTACCTATTGAAAGCCTTTGGTCTCGCCTTATGGTTTACAAGTTTAAATGAGTGAGGTAGAGTAAATACAGGCGAGTACAAAGTTTGGTGAGTGGTGGCATCGAACTGTTCCTCTTCTCCCCGAGAGAAGTAACCAACAAAGAGATTATGAAGTTCCGTTCGCCAAATTTGATTCATGCGGAGAATTTTCTTATCCACCACTGTTAAATTTTTAACACTTCTTCCAAAAGGTACATCCTACAACCAACTTTATTTCTTATTCTTAACTTGTTATTTATAGAGCGTGTCGATAAACGGTTGATCTACCAAGCCTCTAAGCATAGAGCTTCCCTTCAATATTTCTTTTTCCGCTAACTCTAGGTCAGCAATAGTTTCTTCTTTTTGAGAAGGAGATAATTCTGACTTACGAATATCATCTTTGTGGCTTCTTATTAACTTAAGCTGTTTCTCAATGTATCGTGATTGAGAAGCCATTCCAACAAGAGTCTCTCTTCCTTTTAAATATTTTTCATACTCAGCCATTCGTCCATCTTCAGCAAGTTTTCCTAATGTGTTAACGGTTTTCTTTATCTCAGCATTTAATTCGTAAAAATCTTCTTTTGCTCCTGAGTTATGCGCTGTGTTAAAAAATCTTTTTATTATTGGATACTCAAACATTGGTCTGCTAGGCATTTCAATAGACTTATCCCCTGTGAGAGCAGGAGTTCTCATGAGCGCATCAGCAAACATTAATCCATAGCTTCCGATTGTTCCTGTATATCCTTTTATTATATGCTCTATCTTTAAAGGGTTGGTGTTAGTGTTTGTTCCTACCCATTTGGCAAATTCGCTAGTTGTAATCCTTCCTGCCGCAAAGCCCTCTAGCTTATCATCAACCATGTAAGGAGGAACTACTGGCGCACCTGTAAAAGTATTTTTATTGTACATAACCTCAAACATAGGCTTGATAATCTGCGCCCCCAAAGGATTAATACCTAAAGTTCCCTTAACCCCTCTCTTCAGAGATTCATACGCTTCTTTGCCCGTTGTTTTTTCAGACCCAACCCCTAAAATTCTTTCTGGGATAACTTTAAATATTAAACCGACTTCAAAAGGAATTGGAACTTTAAAGGGAACCCCCCAAGATGTGGGGATCAGCCAGTAGTTATCTCTTGTATGCTCATTTGCTTCCTTGTATTGCTCATCATCGCTAAATTGGTGCCAGTACAGAGCGGTTAGTCCCGCCAGAAACGCTCCTCTCATTAAGAAGTTAATAGCTTGTCTTCTCTGAGCTACACCCTTAACTGCGCTGTAGTTTCCTTGACCCGCTCTCCAAAAAACATCTAATCCTTGAAATCGTGCGTTTAAGAAAGGAATTGCCGCAGTGACTATTCTTACTGCTGAGTTGTTTCCCCTTCGCCCAAAGTTTATTATCTCTAATGCTTGCCACGCGGCTTCGGCTGAGTTTCCAGTTCTCTTAAGGACATCATCAAATACAGCTTTTCTTGTTGCCGCATCAGACATGGTTGTTCCTGCACCAAGATAGTCCCACATTTTCATAACAATATTTTGGGATGAGGCTCCTGATAACCCCATCTTTTTCGATTCTTTTTTAAACTTTTCAAATACATTTTTATAATTTAGATTGCTTAAATCATAACCACCAACAACACCATAGCGAGATAATTCTTCCACACTTGATCTGTTAAAGTTTTTAACAGTGTCAAGAACAGGGATAATACTAGCCCCAGAGGTAACCGCTGTAGACAAGGTGTCCCTCATCAGGTTAACAATCATGAAGCCGGGGTCTCTTGTTATTAACTCTCTAAGAGCAGTTGCAGGCGCACCAACCACGCTTGTAATCATGGATTCTGCGCTAGAGATGCTTGAGCTTTCCATAGCCTGAAACATTAACGGATCATCAATTGAGAAACTTCTTTTCTTGCCATCAACCCTAAAGTTAATAACATTCGTTCCTTTCTCTCCTGCCTTAACTTCTCTAGCCAACCCAAGTGAGTTTAAGTCTCTCACTATTCGTTGTTGGGCAACATTCCTCATACCCATAGCTATGGCGGCATCTAAGTTTCTTACTATAGCTTCAAGAAGGGGGACTGTTACCGCTGACTCACTTCCTTTTAACTTCTTAAATGTAGAGGCACTTGTCATTCCTGAGAATATTCTTGGAATGTTATCTGCTGTGTTTGGGTCGTCCACTTGCCTGTAGAACGGAACATAATCAGAATCTTTTAACCAAATCTCTGAAGTCTCCGCATCTAAAACGCCAGTGTCTTGAAGAAACTTAACTGTCTTTCTGTTGTAAGCATCCCACCTCCTAGCAAATTCTTTAATAATAGAGTTGCCGTTTTCATCTACATATTTGTTTACTTCTGCCTCTAATATAGCCAAGCTGTTTTCGTCAGCAGGAGTCTTTAATCCTCTTTTTCTTTGCTCCACAGACCTTTTAGCGATCATATAAGCTTGCGTTAACTGCTCAAGGTTAACATTATATTGATTTCCGTCTGCGTGTAAGCCGTGAAGAACCTCAATCAATCCCCTGTATTTCTTTCCTTCAAAAACAAAATCCTCAACCTGAGCGTGACCGTCTTTATAGACAGCAGACCCTTGCGTTAAAGCTGATGAGGTAATTGCTTTGTGCTTTTCTGCCATCATTGCCGCTTGAATAGCGCCGACATCTGCAAGTAAATCTCTAAACTGAGGTAGCTTGTATATATCCTCAAGTCTAGTCCACTTGTTGATCATGGCGGTTTTAGCTTTCGTGAAGAACGCACCTATTGAGCCAGTGTTAGTGACCTCTAGAAAGGTAGTATTGGGTATCTGATCTGGGCTTTTGGTAACAAGCTTGTCTATTTCTTTTTGGGTTTCAGTAGAATACTCAGGCTCATTTGCGCGAGAGTACATATTCCTATCTTCTGTGGACAGCTTCGCGCCCTTCTCAGGGTTTTGAGCAACATACTGAGCGCGAGGCTCTGCCTTTGAACTGTATCTAGGTATAAACCCAGATGTAGAGGCTTCCTCTTGCTCCACGTTCTTCTCAACTACTTTATTTATAGCCTCTTCAGATATTTCTGGTATAGAATCTTTTGGTGTAGAACCCTCAGATAAAAACTCCTTCGCTTGCTCTCTGCCGGTAGAAGGGTCTTTGGCTCTAGATTCCATAACTGTAGAGTCTACGTTTGCAAAATCTCCCATGCGCTGTCCATCTTGCACTGGTACAGCTTTTGTCTCATCACTTGGAGCAACAGCAACCCGCGATTGTCCTTGGGCATCAAACGATGGAGTGCCAGTCAATCTCTCAGTCTCCAAAAGAGTTCTTATTTTATTGGTTTCTCTAGAGCCTATCTCTCCAGACTCTATGCCTGTGATAATATTGTCAAACGAGTTAAACCCAAATCCCTTAATAGCATTGGTTACTTTAGTAAAGAAGGAAGTTATCTTGTTTAACGAGGTTCTCGGCTTTCCAGTCAATAGACTTTTATTTAATCGGGCTTCTCTTGTCATTTCAGCAACGGCTTCTTCGATCTGAACTACGCGAGACTTGTCTCCATAGTCCTTTGTTGCATTATCTAAAAACGTACCGCCCTTTGAGCTTGTTTTTGTTCCTACAAGGCTTGAAAGCATTCGCCATTCTTTTTCAGTCCATAGATCAAGCTGTCTCATTCCATGAATCATTTCATGATCTAAGAGCCTGATAAACTCAGCCTCTTGCTGTTGTTCACTCATGTTCTTAAGGCCGTTAACGCTATCAACCGCAAGAAATATTCCATTTATATCTGGAGAGTAAAAGGCTTCTGTTCTTTTGCTTAAATTATTATCTCTTTCTGCTCCCATAAGTGGGTTGCCGTTAGAGTCAAACATCTTCTCATTGTTTTCGTTTAACTCTTCAGCGTATTTAACACCAAATACAAGCTCACCATTTTGATTTCTAGTTACAGTTTGTAATGCGTAATTTAGGTTTAAACCCATATCTTCCAAGCCAACAGATTTCATCCGGGACTTTAATATTCCCATGAACTTGTTAAGATTAACTTTAGGTTCTTGATAAACAACTAAACCCTGCCCTTGAGGAATGGCATCAGCAGGATCAAGTTTAGGCATATTTTGAACAGGTTTTATGTGATCTTTTAAGTCTTTACCTAAAACTTCGGCAATCTTTAATGCTTGCGGATTAGTCTCGGGGTCAAGCCCTATAGCCTGAGCAATACCTGCAAGGTTGGTAGTGTCATTATTGTTCTGCTTAACAAACTCTAAGGCCTTGCCAAACTGATCAGATGTGTACCTGTTGTGTTTAAACAGTGGTATCTTGGTTGGTGCATCAAATCGCGGCAATGACCTGATACCAGAAACTAAGGCCTTTAACTCGCCTTGGTTCATGTCTGATATTCTTCTGTTGCCTGTCGCTTTAACGCCAGTAAAGTTTTCAGCTAACACCCTTATAGCAGGAGAGCCTATCCCATTTACAATGTTGTTTTTCTGTAGCGCATCAGCAACAACACTTAGCTTTGCGTTAGTGTCTCCGCTGTCTAAAACAGAGTCCATGTGTATGAATGATTTTGTTGAAGAGTTAATTTTTTCTGCATAAGTTTTAGCGTCAGCTACATTCTTAAACTTTACATTTCTAGACCCGTCATACTTTGAATATCTTCCTGTTCTTTCCTGCAAAGACACAGCTTCATCAGCCGTTGGAGGCCTTGTCGTTATTTCATCTCCGTTACCAGATACCAAAACAAACTCATCTTTTTTCTTTTTGTTTTTTCGAGCAACTGCTTTGTATATAGCGTTTTCAAGAGTTTCAGGGGGTCGTATTAAGCGACTGAACTTATCTTTTAGTACAGACTTAGCTTCAGCGGGGGTAAACGTGTTAGTTTCAGGCAATCCTTTAGCAATACGCTTGGCATTAAGCTTTTGAGATGCTGTCATTTTTCTTTGAGATACGCCCTGCATAACCAAATCTTTTGCTGAGGCGTTTTCTTGGAATTGAGGAGCGATAGTTCCTGCCGCAGAATCTATTGCACTAGCAGTGAAGGTTGATTCATCTGGGTGGAGGATTGTGTCACCATAGGTAACAAGCGTACTCTTAACTTCGGGAGAATAGCTTTCTGTGGAGTTGTTAATAACTTGCGTTACAGAGTTGTTAACTTGAGAATCAACAATTTTTTCGTTAAGTCTTCCTGCTATTAAAGAAGCCTCTTCAAGTGACTGCACGTTTCTGCCAAAAGGCGTTTTCTTTCCGTCAGGGGTTATATGAACAACTTGATTTGCGCCTAAAGACTGTTCACCACTTGCAAGCTCAGATGCCTTTAGTGACTCTACTTCTGCGCTTAAGCGTCTTAGGTCGCTTTCACTTTGGTTTTGCCTTCTTGCATTCTGTAGTTCAAGTGATTTTGTTGCGCTAGGTAGCATGTCTACTTGGAAAGACCCTGCTGTTGGGAATGATCTGCCCATGACCCTAAATATGTGATTTGAATAATCTATAGGAGGATTAGCTTTTACTACAGGCTGAACTCTTTCTGAAGGAGATGCAATCTCTTGAACTGCAATATCAGGGTTAGGAATGCCGTTTTTAGAAATAGTTTTTTCTTGCGTGGTTCCATCAGGTTTAACATCAACAATGTAACGAGTCTCTACGGTGTTTCTTTTAACCGTCCGTCTTCGAACTTTTTCTTCTGCCTGATAAGTTTCTACGTTGTTAGGATCAGTTGCATCAGTTACTTGAAGGTATCTGCCTGCCCTTCTTAATTTTTTGGTTATTTGTTCAGGGGTAGGAGGGTCTATCTGACTTGGATCAACAGTTGCTTGGCTTGGTTGAAAATCTAATCCCTGCTCTTCTTGCGCTCTTTGTTCTGCACCTTGAGCCTCTTCAGCTTGAAATTTGGATACAGCCTCTTCACCAAGAGCAATGCGCTCATCTCTTTTAACTCTTAACTCACCTTCGCGATCTATTTCTGCTTTACTGACTATTCCTCTTCTTCGGATTGCGGCACTGCTTAAAACTAC